CACATAATAGAAATAGTATTTCATTTGATCAAATGGAAAACTCTAAGACAGGTAAAGCTGCGGAAGCTGATTTAATTATTGGTATAGGTAGAAACTCTAATACAGATACAGAGAATAAAATAAGAACACTATGTGTAAGTAAAAATAAAATAAATGGTTATCATGGTGAACCTGTATGTACTATTAGAAGAAGTATAAGTAGGTACGAAGTATGATAACAACAGTAGACGTAGAAACATCGTGGCAAGTAACAAGTACAGGTGGGTATGATCCATCTCCATTCCATGCAGATAATATCTTAGTTAGTGTGGGTATAAATAATGAATACTATTTTACAAATCATAGTGAAAGAGTTGATCAAGGTTGCTATCATAAAATACAATCCATATTAGATAAGACAACTTTATTGATAGGTCACAATATTAAATTTGATTTAATGTGGTTATTAGAATCTGGATTTAAATATACAGGTAAAGTTTATGATACTATGTTGGGGGAGTATATACTTAATAGAGGTATAAGAAAAAGTTTAACATTAGAGATGTCTTGTCGTAGAAGAAAGATAGGATCTAAGGATAGTAGAATAAAAGAATTTACAGATAGGGGTATACCATTTCAAAATATACCAGCAGATTTAGTAGAAGAGTATGGTAGGATAGACGTAGCTATAACTAGAAGACTATTTGATTCACAGATGGATGATCTAAAAATGGCTAAAAATAAGGGTTTATTGATGACTCTAAAGATGATGAATGAATTTTTAGTTGTATTAACTGATATGGAACGTAATGGTATTAATATAAATTTAGAAGACTTATCTAATGTAGAAAAAGAATATCGTGCAGAGTTTGCTTATCTAAAACAAAAGATAGATAAGATAGTATATAAACAAATGGGAGACACAAAAATAAATTTATCTAGTCCAGAACAACTATCATGGTTAATATATTCTGTTAAACCAAAAGATAAAAAAGAATGGTGTAAGATATTTAATATTGGTATAGACAAAAGCACTGGTAAAAATAAAAGGAGACCAAACTATTCTAGACAACAGTTTAGAAATCTAATAGATAATAATGTAGAAAAACTTTATAGGACATCTGCACAACAATGCCATGTATGTAGAGGTAAGGGTGTAATTAAAAGAATTAAAAAAGATGGTAGCCCATATAAAAATTATACTAAGTGTGTTGATTGTGATGGTGATGGTTATCTATATACACCTATGGCAAAGTATGCAGGCTTTAGGCAAAGACCTAGAAGTGTTTATGATGTTGCTGAGTCAGGATTTAGAACTGACAAGATTACATTAAATAAAATTGCATCTGAAGCAGAAGGTGAGTTTAAAGAATTTATAGATTCTATTGTTAGGCACAATGCAGTTGATACATATCTAAATACTTTTGTAGAAGGATTAAAAAATTTTACAAACGAAAAAGGTTTTTTACATCCTAAATTTATGCAAGCAGTTACTGCAACTGGTAGATTATCTAGTAGGGATCCTAACTTTCAAAACCAACCAAGAGGTAAAACATTTCCAATAAGAAAAGTTGTTACTTCTAGATTTGAAAATGGTAGTATACTTGAAGTAGACTTTTCACAATTAGAATTTAGAACAGCAGTTTATTTAGCACAAGATAAACAAGGTATGGAAGATATAAAAAATAAAATAGATGTTCACCAATACACTGCAGATATTATAGGTGTATCTAGACAAGATGCAAAGGCTCATACATTTAAACCTTTGTATGGTGGTGTTACTGGTACAGAAGATGAGAAAAGATATTACACTAAATTTTTAGAAAAATATAAAGATATAAAAGTTTGGCATGATAAATTACAAAGCGAAGCAATAAGATTTAAACAAATTAAATTGCCAACTGGTAGAGAGTATGCATTTCCATATGCAGAAAGAACACCTTGGGGTGGATCTACATATGGTACACAAATAAAAAATTATCCTGTTCAAGGTTTTGCAACAGCTGACATTGTACCACTTGCTTGTATAAATATATATAAACTTATGCAAGAACAAAAGGTAAAAAGTTTACTTGTAAATACAGTTCATGATTCTATCGTAGCTGATATTTATCCTGGAGAAGAAGATGTGATGAGTAAAATATTTAAACAGGGCACTGCAGATGTAATACCTGCACTTAAAGAGTATTACAAAATTGATTTTAATGTTCCGCTTGACACTGATCTTAAAATCGGTTATGATTGGTTAAACATGAAGGAGGTTGAATGACCAAAGAAATAGATGCATTAGAAACTATGGATGAGTTTTCTGATGATCAGTATTCTGCTTTTTTAGAATACAGTGCATTAAAAGATCAATGCATAATAGAACCAACTACATTGTATATAGATAATGACCATGAGTTTTTTTCAGAGTGGAAATACTTTGCACAATCTGATGGTCTAGATGTTAAAGTTATTAATGGGGAGACTAGAATATGTTAGCTAAATTATTTACTTATTTAAGTGGATGTGTGACACTATGCGTTATATTTTTAATGATATACTTGACATTAAGTTTATTTTTTTATTGATTTTTTATTCAAAATATGGTATACAATATGTTAAAAATAGGAGGACAAAATGTCTGATAATAACTTAGTAAATATAAAAGGAATGTCTGATGAGCAAATAATGCAAGCAATCGGACAAGATGATGGATCTAATATGGGTACAAACATACCTAGATTAACGATCAATCGTACACCAGAAGATGACGATGGTAATCAATTACCAGTCGGTCACTTCTCTACATACGACTCAAACGTAGGTCAAAGTGTTTATGGTAAGCCCATTACATTTAGACCATTCATAAGTGCAATGCAATATATGCACTATGATGCAGATAGAGGAGAGTATGTAAATAGATCTATTATATTTAAAAGCTGGAAAGAAGAAGCCATAGATATGCTTGGTGGCACAAGATGTGGCAAGATCCCTTTTAAAGATAGATCAACTCTAACACCTCAAGAGTTAGAGCAACAAAGAACAATAAGATGTTATAAACTTGTGTATGGCTTATTGTCTTTTAACAATGGTAAAACTGCACAAGGTAATGCTCACAATGTAGAAAATTTACCTGCATTGTATAGAGTAACTGGTACTGCATTTTCACCTGTAAGTGCTGCCTTAGATCAATTAAAGAAAAGAAAAAAACTTATGTTTAATTGTACTTTCACCATAGATACAAAAAGGCAGAAGAAAGGTGGGAATGTTTTTTATGTTCCTGAGATAAGTGTAAATGCTGAAGAAAACTTACAGTTATCTGATATGGATATGGAAACATTAAAAGTATTTCAAGATTCTATTACTACAGAGAATACTGAAATAATTGCTGCTTATAATAAAGCAAAGAATAGTAAAGATAAAATAGACGCAAAGATTGTGGAAGAAGTTAATGACGATTCTCCAGAAGAAATCTTAGCATCATAATGAATACTATTCTTTTACAAGTTCAAAAGTATCTTGACAGTGTATCAAAGTCTCCTGTAAAACTTGATACAAAACTGGTCCAGGAGTTTGGTGAGGCGTGTAAGAACGCCTTACTTAAACAGTTTGAAGAAGGTAGAAGAGATAAGTTTGAACCTAGAATGTCAAACATAGGTAGACCTTTGTGCCAATTACAGATGGAAGCTAAAGGTATTAAAGGAGAAGGGCAACCCTACAATGTAAAAATGAGAAATACATTTGGGGATATGATAGAAGCATTAGCAATATTAGTTATGAAATCAGCTGGTATAGATATTAAGAATGAGCAAAAAAAAGTTACATATAAATTTAATGGAGATAAAATTGATGGTAGACAAGACGTTGAAATTGATGGAAAAGTTTGGGATATTAAAAGTGCATCACCATATTCATTTGAAAAAAAGTTTGGAGAGTCAGGTGGATTTAATGAAGTTGTTAGGGAAGATTCGTTTGGTTATGCATCACAGGGATTTTTGTATGGGGAAAGCCAATCTAAAAAGTTCGGTGGTTGGATAGCTATTAACAAATCTACAGGGGAATGGACAGTATGCGAAACTCCTGCATCTGTAGATGAGCATAAGCAGAAAGCGTTAAAATTAGCTGAAGATAATTTTAAAGCATTGAAAGAAGGTAAACCTTTTAAAAGATGTTATAGTGATGTAGCTGAAACTTTTAGAACAAAACCTACTGGTAATAGAGTTTTGGGCTTTGTGTGTTCATATTGCCCATACAAACTTCCTTGTTGGGGAAGAGATAAATTGCAGTTGTTACCACAACAGCAATCTAAAGGTAAGAATCCTAAATGGGTTTGGTACACTTCTGTTACAAATCCAAAGGAGGAAACCAGAGAGGTTAATGGTGGATAGTTTAAGGGGTCTGTTCACCATTGACTCTTGTTATGATGATATACTTTGTAATATATAAACAAAAAAAAGAAAAGGATTATAGAATGTACACAAATATGGTTTTTAGCAAAGAAGAAGAAGCCACACAATTTGCAAGTAAAAGTAAAAAAAGAAACTACGATTTTAAAGTTGTTGAATATAATAAAGAAAACTATAATAGGTATTGGTACTAATGAAAAATAAAAAAATAAATGCACTTAATCTTATAAATTCTGTCAAGGTAATAGTTAGTCCTTGGGAAAAAGGTTTCAACTGTAGTATAGTTATGGATAGTAAATCTAAAATGTCTACAGAAGAATATGAATTATGTTCTACAATAGCTAGAGGCATGATAAAAATGGCAACTACTGACCCCCATTCCACGTTTCTGTGGGGACTTCGTGGATATGCTGAAGATAAAAAGAAAAATGATAAAGACTTAACTATTAGTTCTGTTGCAGAATTTGATGATGATTCAAATGTTATAGACTTTCTTGAGTTTTTAAAAATGAAACGAGATAAGGAGTTAAACTAATGGCAACGCATTTAGTTATAGGTGATCCTCATTGTACACCTAAAGCAAGCAATGAAAGATTTCTGTGGGCAGGTAGAGTGGCTGCAGATTATAAAGTTTCTCATGTAATATGTATGGGTGACTTTTGTAGTATGGATTCTCTATCTAGTTATGACAGAGGTAAAAAATCCTTTGAAGGTAGAAGATATCAAAAAGATATGGATTGTTCACATGAAGCATTATCTTTATTTAACAAAGGATTAGGTAATCACAAACCTAAAAAGATTATGTTACATGGTAATCATGAAGATAGAATCGATAGATTTGTAGAAGATAATCCAGAGTTAGAAGGGTCTGTAAGTATAGATGACTTACAATTTAAAAAGTATGGATGGGAAGAAGTTAGATATAAAAATATAAAGGTAGTAAATGGTGTACATTATTCTCACCACTTGCCTTCTGGTATTATGGGATCTGCAATATCTGGTGAAAATATTGCAAGAAGTATCTTGACAAAGCATAAAGTTTCTGCTACAGTAGGTCATAGTCATTTATTAGATTATGCAGTATCAACACTACCTAATGGTAAAAAGTTACATGCTTTATCTGCTGGATGCTATCTAAATCATAAAGAACATTTTGCTAGAGATACTCAGCATATGTGGTGGAGTGGTTTAGTTATTAAGAGAGAAGTTACAGATGGTAATTATAATATGGAGTTAATCAATATAAAAACTATAAGGAGGGAATATGGTAAAAGATAAACGTACATATACAAATAAGATAGATCATGGTCACGATATATCATATGAGAATGAGAGAAAGCATGATAATGTAAACTCTCCTAAACACTATATGCATGGTAAAAAAGAAACTATAGATGTTATTCGTGATGCTATGGAAGGTGATGAATATCATGGATATCTTAAAGGTAATGTCTTGAAGTATGTTGCAAGATATAAGTTTAAAGGAGAACCATTAGAGGATTTACAAAAGGCTCAGTGGTATCTTAATAGATTAGTTAAGGAGGTTAGCAATGGGACAAGTTAAGCAAGCCTTGTTAGAATTAGAAGATTTTGTATGTAATTGTTTACGTGATGGTAGAACGTTAAACCAAACTATACGAGATGCTAGAGAATCTAAAGAAGCAAAAGATAATCCTTATTTAATTGATGAGGATTTAGTAGAAAACAAATACTACCAATTTAAAGGAGCAGAGTAATGAACGAGATGATAAAGGCTTTGAAAAAAAAGTACGAAGCTGAAGTAGATGTAGCAAGGGCTACTATACAAGTATACCTAGATAAACCTGTAGGTATAGGAGAACATCCACAGTTTGCTGAAGAGATAGATAAACTATTAAAAGCAATATCTTGTGCGTGTGATAAAATAAGGGTAATAGATAAATATTATCCAGATGAAGATGATATGCCATTTTAATAGGAGGATATATGGAAAAACAAATACAACCAAAGCAATATCTTATTGATTCTGAAAAATTAAAAGATATTATGAAATACTTAATGACTAGACCATATGGAGAAGTTATAACTCTTATGAATAGTTTAGCAACATTAATACCTTTTAAGCCAGAAGTTGGGGAGAAAGATAATGGAAAAAAATAATAACAAACACTACACTGGGTTATTATTTGAATTAAAGATAGGATTGAATGAGAAGAATACTATTGTAATAGATTATGGAGGTAAGCCTGTAGGTAAAATAAGAGAAGCCTTAAAGGGTTTACCTTATCATGGTAATCTATGTGCTGCCATAATAAATCATGCTAACTCTTTGGGTAAAAAATTAGAAGATGATATCAAACAAATTATACAAAAAATTTAAAGTTTTGGTTGACCAAAAAAAAAGACATCTAGAGTAAATACTCTAAATGTCTTGTTGTTGCCTGCGATGGGGGAGTCTTTATGGCTCCCCTTTTTTATTTTATACTAACAGTTCCAAGCACGAAGTGCTTTATTAATTCTACTATTAGGATCTCTAGCTGTTTTAGATGATGTAAGTTTTTTCTTCATGCCTTTCATCCTTGCACAAAAACTGGCTCTTCTTTTATTACCAACTTTTTTACTAGGTCTTTTTAGATTAGCACCTGTAGTTCTCTTGAAATACTTACGACCTGCCTCGTTTAATCCACCTGAAGGATTTTGATACTTCTTAGCTACCATTATTTTTTCTTAGCTGTCATTGCAGCTCTCCTAAAATTAGCAGCAGTAGGTGCACCTTTAGCACCTTTCTTTTTCATTTTGCCACCACGCTTTCTTTTAGCGTGTATATTAGCATATAGTCCTTTTCTCATTATACCTTCTTAGCTAATTTTTTATTTATTTTCATTTGTACTCTTTCTGGTAATTTAGAAAAACCTTTATATTTTTTCTTCATACCATTCTTTTTCATACCATTTTTTTTCATGTTATTTTTCATCATTCCTGGCATTAACTGTACCTCCTATATTTAGCTGTTTTCTTTGCAATACCTTTCGGTTGCTTCACAAACTGTTTGCCCTTTTTTGTTCCTTGGCGTTTTGCTTTTGTCGTTGCCGCATACTCCGCAGACGACAGACTCTTTATTGCTTTCTCTGGCAAATATCGTTCCCCAGTTTCCGAAGACTTCTTCCCAGATTTGGTTCTCCATTTCTGTTTTCCCCATGCTTTTAAACTCCTTTGACTTTTTGCAAGTGCCATTATGTTTTTCTCCTTTTTCTTATAGCTTCTTTACCTTTTTTAAATATGGATGCCACCTGCGATTTGCCCATAACTTTTGCCCTTTGCTCTCCTACTGTTAATATCTGTATCTTTCTTGCAAATGGTTTAGATATCTTCTTAACTTTTGCAACAGTTTTACGAGCATCAGAAGGAGTCGCAAACTTAATTCCAACAGTATCTTTAGGATTCTCATCTGTATAAAGTCTCCTACCAGATCCTTTTGGCTTTTTGCCTGTTCCTATCTTAGGATCTCTTTTTTTTGCCATTACCTTTTAAAGCACTAGCTAACAATTTATGTTGACCAGTATGTGCTTTAACAGCACCCTTTAAACCTTTAATAACTTTTTTTACTTTTGCTTTTGCTTTTTTGCTTTTCATTTTTTTTCCTCTTACGTTTTTTTATTTTATCTTTGTTTGTTGCTACCATTACTTGTAACCACCCCCACCAGCCTTGTATCTTTTTGCTAGCATCTGGGCTTTTCTTGCTGACCATTGTCCAGGTTTTCCACCTTTTGAACTAGCCATGATAGAGTTAAACATACGTTTTCTCATACCAGGTTTTGTATAGTTGCCTGCTTTATTTACCGTGCTTTTCTTCTTTGCCATCTTTCATCTCCTTGTATTCATAGTCGTAACTTCCTTCTTGATCCTCATCAGTAATCCACTTAGAAGTATCTTCGACAGACCATATTTTAGTATTAACTAATCTATGGATAAGAGGTTTGCTAGGATCAGCAGCCATAGAAGGATCAAATATCCTTAGTCTATTGTTGGGTTGAATTGCATAGTTACCATCATCTAATTCTATTACATGACCACATTTATGTTGATCTGGTTTTTCAGCATATCCAAAATCTAATTCATTATAATCACCTGCACACCAATCAATTGTAAATAAATATGTACCTTCTCTTTGTTTTCTTCTTCTAGAAGTATACATCATTTTACAACCTTGCAGTTGATAAAATCTAGTTACACTTACGTTATAACTAAATGAGTCCCATAACATTAATTCATTTAATGGTAACTCTTTTACTCCAGGTTTTTTACAAAATGCAGATATAGGTGCTCTCCACCAGATACCACCATCTGTCATCATATAATGAAATAAAGGGACTTGTTTAGGTATAGAACTAAATCCAAATATTACACATTCAAAGTACTTATCATGAGAATCTTTTTGATCTCTTAGATAATTACCTCTTACGTAACACTCTATAACGGGTATATTAGCGTTTAAATACATTAGTTAGCCAGTGGGTTTTTAGCCTGTTCTTTTAATTCTTTTAAATCTAATTCTAATACTTCTATCTGCTTTTGCAATATAGCAATATTCTTTTCTATAGGAGCAATGTCTATTGTTTTTCTACTTTCTATATCTGAAAGTTTAGTAGTTATTTCTCCATATTTAGCAAATCCACCACCAATAGCTACAATAGCTGCTATTAATGCTGCGATACCTGCAAGTTGATCTTTAATTTTACCCATTTTTTAATACCTCTATTTCATTTAATAGTTTTTGTTTTTTGTTTTGTATATCCATAATTTTTATTTTAGATTGAACAACTGGATCATTTAATATATATTGTCCTAAATTTACATCTTGATATATAGGCTTATCAAATATATTTAATTGATCGATGTATATGTCTTTACCTACATAAAAGGGTATATTATAAGCTGTGATCATATCATTATTAACCATAGCTTTTAATTTTATAATATTTTTAATTTCTAAATTCTTACTAATATCTTTAATATCACTATCTACTTTAGCCATCTGCAAATCTATAGATCCTGATTGTGATTGTACTTCGCTACTTGCTGTCTCATTCTTTCCTGTAGTTTCTTTCGATTGTACAGTTTCTTGCTTGCTACTATCCTCTTTCTTAGTAGTGGTAGTCGTAGAAGTTTTGCTATTGGATTTCTTACTGATCTCCTTTTTTGATTCATTTTTTGTATTCTTTGTGCTTCTTGAAGACGTTGTAGTAGCATTAAGTTTAGCATTCTTATTACCATTAGTTTTAGTAGTACTTTTCGTAGTAGCTATAGGTGCTGCCTTAGTTTGTACTGGAGTTTTAGTTGGGGTTGTTGAAATAACTTGTTTAGTTGATACTGTAGTAGTTGTTGTATTTATTGGAGGTGCTGCTTTTATTTTCACTTCTTCTTCTATTATAACCTCTCTTAAAGTATTTGTCAAGTTTTTTGTTATTGTAGTTAATTCTTCTGTTACAGATTCATCTAATATACTATTATCATAAGTCATAAATAAATTAGCACCTAATAAATTTGGACCACCTAAGTTTCTAGGGTTAGATTCACCATCTATACCTGTCCATTGCCAATTAAATGTATATGCACCTGTATCATTATATATTAATGTATCTGTATATTTGTGTGCATTAGATCCATAGCCTGCGTCATTATTTCTTATTTGATTAGTTTCTGATATTACAGATCCACTTTCATTTAATATTTGTATTTTAGTGCTATAACTATCTTGACCTACACCTCTGTTACCACATGCATAAGATGATTGCGACCACTCACAATTTTGTACAACAGTATTACCCTGAAGTGTTATACCATTATTTAATTTTTGTTGAGTAGTAGTATCGTTGTTAGTTGTAATATTTAATAATGAACTTGAATATGCTATTGATCCAGTACCTGTAACTTCTACTTCAGTTGAAAAATTTGTTGCATTACTAGATGTAAAACTATTGAAATCATTACCTATTTGTGGTATTGTATTATCTACACTTTGTGCATTAGATGCATTATTACCAACATTAGGTAATAGATTACCTGTCGTTATCTCTTCTGCTGAAGTTGTATGGGTTAACATCATCAACAAACTTATTAATACGATAAACCGCATATCCTGCTCCTATTATCATTATGATTAACCAAATCATTCTAATATTAATTTCTTAATACTTTTACTACCATCAATATTTAACTCAGTTTCAGCCATCGATTTTATGCATTGATACTTTACAGAATCTTTTGTATCACGCATTGCAATTCTTTTACCTTTTAAACAATCAGACATTGACGTTTGAATACGTGCCTCCTTGATCTCTCCGTTAATTATCATAAGTAGGGCTATTACTAACTCTGACATTAATGTGCTCCGCTTCCGTTTGCTCTTACTTTATCTTTTAATACTTCAATATCAGCTAATGCCTTATCTAATTGCTCTCTTAAAAATTCTATATTAACTTTGTTAGTCATGTTCATCTCTTGAGTTTCTTCCATCTTCTCAACTGACTTATAAAGATCCTCGATTAAAAAATGTTGCTCCTGATCGGTAGGGACCTGCTCAGATTTTTTAAGTAAATCATTTTCAAACAACTCACGTGATGTCTCCAGTGAAACCAACCTAGCTGTCAGCTCAGTGTATGCGAACACGCCCATTGCAACGAGCACTATAAGGCTAGCAACTGTCTTCATCGGCATTTGTACAGCAGCCGATTCTGATATATTTAGTGGTTTCTTAGACATTATGCTCCGTTAAATAAATCCTCTGGGGAAACCCTCTTTTTTTTCTTTCTGCCCATATAATTTTCTGATGGTTCATAGTCCCATCTTTTACCATGATGACCACGAATATCTGCCCACCACATTCTTAATTTAACTATCCATTTTCTTATAGGTCTTGGCATTATTTTATTGCTTTTAATTTTTCTATTTTAATTTTGTTTCTTTCTAGTTCTTCTTCTTTATTTTTCTTTTGTATTATTTTTAAATTTTTAACATAGATTTCATAATCTGGTCTTAATTTATCATATTTTTTCCAAAGGCTAGTAGCATCTTTTCCAATCTTACCTTGAAAAGGACATGGTGTACCTGCCTGTTCCATAGCAAAAAAGACTCTTTCATCTTGGCATAATAATGCTACAGCTGCTACTTTCATACCCATAGAATCTAATTGTCTAGATAATTTAATTCTTTCACAATTTTCATCTCTAAAAGATTTACCACCAGATATACCAAAACCAAATGTTTGTACTCCCATACTAGCCCCAGTAGAACATACATCAATACCTGATGAATTTAATCCTGGTGCATAAGCTGATGGTGGTGCTGATCTTATATTAGATGTTGTACTATTTGTAGTTGTACTACTAGAACTAGATCCTGATTCATATGTTGTTGAACTAGTATATCCACCTTCAATAGCTGTGTTTCCCCCAGATACATTTGACTGAGTGCTACCTGCATGTGCAAGCGTTGTAAATAATAATGTAAATAATATAACTATTGTTCTCATATTTAAGTTTCAGATTCTTCTTCTACAATTCCAGCACATACAAATTTTATATACATGCTATGTTCATTAACTTTTTCTCTACCTATTTCTTTTATTTTAGATTTTGATTGCTTATATCCCTCAAGTAAACAAGAGTATTCATCGTTAAATTCTTTAGGAAGATAATGTGGTTCAAGGCAAGCGTCAGCTGTGTATGAACAAAGAAATAGTATCAAAGCAAACTTCATTACTATTTTTTAAACTTCTTATTACTTAATAAATTTGTAACAGATATCCCATAGTTTCCACCAACTACTATAAAAATTAAATATAAATATACTTCTGGTATATTTTTTAATTGTTCAAAATAGAACTCAACTTTCTCTAACATAGTTACATCACCATAAAATGTAGCGTAAGCAAGTATGCCTAAAGGTGCTAATATAAATGCACCTAATACTAAGTCTAAAATTAATGAGCCATTTCTCTTTGCTCTTTCATTACCAGTTTGCATTTCTTGCAAAGCTATTTGATGTTTACGTTCAGCTTTTTCTGAACGTCTATTCATGTAAGTTCCTACAGCTTTTGAGCCTAATTTAAATAGTATATTGTATGGTATCATATTAATGTTTGTTCTCTTCTAGTTCTTTTATTTTTTTATTTGCATCATCTAGATCTTGTGTAACGTGTTCTAGTTTTTGCAAAGTGCGTTTATTAGCACTATCTTTAGCCTTGCCAGCATCCTGTAACTCAGCAACTTCTTGCTTTAGGATTCTAACTTGCTCTTTGTACTCTTGAATAATTTCCTGATATTCAGGTTGGGACATACTTATAGTATTATAGCACCAACAACAAAACCTGCAACTGCAGATATGACGCAGCATCTACGGTTTGTCCATATTTCCATCATTTTATTTTTAATTTGTTCTATCATATTTACTCCTATTATCCTAATAATCCTATTAATGTTGCTACCACTGCACCTAATCCACCTACTATTACGTATAATATTCTATCTATTTTACCATGTAATTTATCTACATCTTGATGTAAATGTTTTAAGTGATTATTTTTTATTGTGCTTATTTCTCTTTTTAACCCTGTTATATATCCATATATAGATATTAAATGTTCGCTAGTTGTTTTGGGTTGTTTAGCCATTAGTCCATTTGAAAACCACGAGTCTCTGCCATCTCTCGTAATTTACTAATCCTATCGTTGTATTGTAATGCGTTTGTTTTTTTAATCAACCTATCTAAAATAGTTGTATTCATTAAGTCTGCTCTGTTTGTTACTCTTTCCCATATTTGATCAAAACTTAATCCATAGTTTTTTAATCTATCTACGATATATAAAGGTACAAAACCTTCTTTCATTAAATGCTGTGCACCTGCAGTTAAATATCCACTTATATCATCTCTAAGATTTCTTTTTAATCTAGTAGTTACATAAACTAATTTAAGTGCTTCTTTCTCTTCTATAGAATATGATGCAAATGTTCTTGCTCTCCAATCTTCAAATGTTCTTTTTATCTGTCCTCTACCTCTTTTAAAAGGATTTCTTACAGCATTTTCATACGTGCCTGTGCTATGTGCATTTTTAAATTCACT